GTCAACACGATCTAAAGCCTCGTCACGTTGCGCAAGAGCGTCACATAGTTTTTGGTCTAGATCTTCAATAAGATCATTGTCTTCGCGCATATATTCACGCATTGCACGGATAAGAACGTCTTTGTCTTGTTTTGTTGTCATATAATTTATTGATTAAAGTTTGCCGAAATGTTGCCCAATTAAGAATGCGTAATCTTGTGGTGATAGTTCAATCTCGTCATTAGTCTGAATGAAATCCCAAATGCGATCAGCACGATTACCAGCAGGTAAATCTTGTTGAATGAGGTCTTGTGCGTCTGCTCCAGCTTGGAAGTCTGAAGGATATTCAGTCATCCACTTTTGTGCGAGTTGTGTTAATTCAAGTGTCATATATTTATTTATTGGTTGCTTGGCATTGCGCCTTGCTTGAGATCAAATCTATGTGGTTTTCAAAACGGGTCAATACTATTTTCTAAATATTTTTCATGGTCGCTAAAATAAATTTCGTAGATTTCTATTGCTTTTTTATATTTTTCTTCAGCATCCGCAAACCTAGATTTGGTGCGGCTTTGCCAGATAGATGTTGCTGTATCAAGTAGAATGCAGCATTGGTCGAATGCGTTATCAGTGTTCATCAATTTGTTCAAATCTGGAGATTGCGCCTAACATTTTTACTGGAACAAACACGTCCCTTTGTCCTCTTCGATTCTTGTCGAATCTGATTCTGCTTGTCTCAATCTTCGCTGGAGCTTTGCGAAAATCCGTTACCTTTTTTTTGTCGTCTGGATGGAGGATTATGAGAAGGAAATCAGTATTCATTCCAATTGCACGGGACTCACGCACTACGAAATCATCGTTGAGTTGTGATGCAGTAAGCACAACGGAATTTGTTTTTAATGCTGTTAGCTTGAGACGGCGCGATAACTCCGATACTGCCTGTTCTCTGTTATCAGCTTTAGGCATCTCCACGATCTGTAAATAATCTACAATGATTACATCAGCCTTCCCAAGTGAAGCTAGTCTCTGAGCCTCGGCAATGATCTCTCCAACGTCTGATAGGTCGTCTCGGAGCGTCAGTTTCATATTCATCAGTTGCTCGATTGCCGAACTGATCTCTTTTGCATTTGCGACATTGCGCCAGTCATTCACCACATTAGCCTCACGCATTGGAATAATCTGCTTTCCGATAAGATTACTAGCCATGCGTTGCAGGATGGCTTTAGACGGCATTTCTAGCGAAAAGATGGCCACATTCTTTCCTTGCATCAAAGCAGTCAACGCAGCTTGGTAAAGGAGGATTGACTTACCGCCAGATGTTGCTGCTCCGACAACCATCATCTCACCTCTCTGCATTCCACCGCCAAGCAGCTTGTCAACCTTTGGTATTCCAAGTGGAAACTTTTCGATTGGCTTCTTGTCATCGAGGTCATCGAGGAAATCCATCAAGTGAGCTTTCACGTCTTTTGCTTGTGTCGCTTGTGGGATAGCATTGGCGATTGATTCAGCTATGCTGGATAGATCAGCCCTCATTCCGATAATGTCAGCTTCATTCTCTTCCCATAGTCCGATAGCATCTCTGTAGCTCTTTGCGATGAGTAGCTGTTGGCGGTAATCCTCGGCAGTCTCAACGCACATTGAACCAGCAGACATGAAGATTGTCTTTAGGTCTTCCATGACTCCTTCTTTTCCACCAGCAGCATTGAGCTTGCCGGTAGTCTCAAGGTCACTGATGGCCCCTAGTGCGTTAGTGCTGCCTGTTCTTTGGTAAACTCTCTCAAGTGCTTTGAAGATCAATTTGTGTTGATCCAACGCAAATAGATCAGATGACCAAGCAAGATGCGGAAGAACGTCAGGATCAATTGCGATTAACGACAATGCCGCTTTTTCTGCTGTTGTTGCGATAGGTAGGTTTTTCATATTTAACAAGCTCGTTGTGGATACTCATCCTGTTGGTTGGATTGATTAGCAACCCAACTAGCCTTGAAGCCTTGCCATCCACGGGACACGCATTCTGTCAGAGCATCCTCCAATGTCCAGCCTGAAATCTTCACTTCTCGTTGTATTGAATTCATTGCAGTTTCAGTAAGCGGTGCTCTCTTTGCTTTTCTTAAAGCAATGAAATCATCCCATACCTGTTCCGACACACCATCAGGTTTTTGAATAGCCGCAAGTTTTTTCTTCTTAGGTTTATTTTCTTCTATGCGAATAGAAGAGAATAAATCTTCTTCTTTTATATTGGTTGTTTGTATTTTATTATTAGTAATAGGTATTTTAGTATTAGTTATAGGTATTTGGGTGCGGTTTTTCCACACTGTGGATGAACCACCCTGTGGGAAATCCGTAGGGTGGTTTTCAATCTGTTTAACATCGAAGTTTGCAAGCGTTGCATTCTGTGCAAATCTTACCCCAACATACCACCCAACAACTTTTCCAGACTCGTCTTTGCGCTGAACGTCCTCTACAAACCCAGATTCCTTTAACTGAGCCTTTGCCTTGGAAAATCTATCACGACCCCAATCAAGACCCTTCATGGCGAAATCTGATGTTGCATACACCGCACTATTCTTCTGCCACTTGCGAGTGTAAGCATAGAACGTGTAAAGAGCGATACAATCGGCTGGATTATCCATTTTCAATAATCTGTCTATTGTCGGCTTTGTGATTCCAATGAGATGATCTTCAATTGATCCTTCCGCCATTGTTTGACATCTCTCATATTGTTGAACTTTAAATTGCATAATTAAAAAAAAACCTACCTCAAGTGATACTCCATCTATCGAAAGACGATGGCATGAGGCAGGTCATAAATTTTTAGTGTTTAGCGATGGTATCAAACATCGTCTGCAAATGCAGAATCACTAATCTAAGCGAATCTTGCTCCTTTGTAAAGCGAAATCCTCCTTGCGTGAGCGTTGTTACGCTTGGCTAATACGTCTCCAATGCGAACGATTAGCTTCGCCTTGGATGCAGTATTGAAGATAGCTCCGAAAGCGTTAGGATGGTTTGGAGGGTCACCAACTAAGCTACGCACGTCTTCAGCATGAAATGACAATCCAGATGATGCCATTGCTGTAATGATATTAAGAGCCTCATTACGCCACTTGTCTGGAGTATTTTCACTTACCTTGGCGCATCCACGCTCCTTGAGTTGTATGCCGTTCACTCTACTCCTTTCAAGCGATACTTGATTCTGTCCATTGAATATCCAAAGGACAGCAATGCGACAACAATGTCATCAATGCTTACTTCTGGGAACTCTGGAGCTTGGACATACTTATCCAACCCATCCCATCCTGTATTACAATCTTTAGTTGAGAAAAAATCCCACCATACAATCCTTGCTGCAACGCAACGGACTTTTTTGTCTGGAACTAATTCAATCTCATCAATCCAAGTCTTTTGCGACTTTGACTTTAGATATTCAGTATCTATAAACTTGTGCCTATAGCGTTTATCTTCATCCTCTTCAATCTCTTCAATTTCAATTATAGTTTCCATATTATTTATTATTCCTGCATTTTTTTATCATTTTGTTAATAGCTTCTCTTATGTGAGGCCATTCTGTTGGATCAATTTGAATCTTACCATCATTATCATCATTGCATTGTGAAACCTCTATAAACTCACCTCCGCCTTCATCAACGATTTTAATTTCAGTTACACCATCAGCAAATATTGGCTCATTTTCTGGCATGACAGCTATTCTTAATGTTCTTGTTTCGTAGTTCATTTGATTTTCTTTTCCTTTTTAGGTTTGTCTTCAACCATGCGAACAATGTCTTTGGTTCGATATGTGTCAAAGTCGAACGGAATGCCTTTCTTTTCAGTAAACTCACGCAGATCATTTGCTTTGATCTTGCCGCCGAATAAGTCTATTATCTCAAACTTGCTCAATGTTTCAGTTGCTGAATATAGAGCTTCCGCTCCACAATACTCAATTCCCTTGGAGTTTTGCAGCTTGTAACCCACAACTGGCTCATTGTTGGTCAAGCGTTCGCGGATCAAATCCTTAGCCCAATCCACTAGCTCATTGAAGATATTTGCCTTCTTTACAAATGCACTTATGCGTTCTGGGTCTGCCGCTAGATACTCCTTTAATTGCGCTACGTTGGCCTGTAGGTCGCTATCCACTACAACCAATGTATCGTTGACTGCTGTTGCAATTCCGTTGCACGTTGAATAATTAGAGCACCATTTACAATACTCACACGGAGTTGGCTTTTTGTTTGGATCGTTAGCCTTTGCTAGAATCTCCTCAACTCCAGCCTTGGCTTCCTCGTAGTTGAATGAATGCTTCACGATCCGTTGCTGGTCGCAGAATATCAGATAGCACGTCCACTCGTCACAGAACTCTCTAGCCATGTTTCCATAGGCGTATGCCGCCATCTGCTCGTAATACCCACGGACTTGACCTGACTTCAGGTCGCAGGAAATGCACAATGAGGGAATTCTGCAATCCTCTGTTCCGATATGGTCAATTCCCGCAGTCTTTACTTTGAGCTTAGATTCATCTGAAACGATTCCCTTGCCTTCAGAGATTTGTATCACTTGATCAATTGCCCAGATGACAGCTTTCTTATCGTCGCTTGTATCTAGTAATTCAATCTTGCTTCTATCTCCTGCAAGTGCAAAGCGGAATGCCTCATCCATCTTGGTTCCACGAGCTGCCGCTGGGGATGACTCCCCAGAAGCAGATTCGTAGCAGGCACATTGCGCTAACTTAGGTAGTGATGAATGGCGGATCATAATGTTGTAAGAACTGCTTGAACGAATGCGGATGCCCCACCCTTGGAAAGGATGCGTGAGCGATATGGGCCTTGCTGTAATTCACGCCATGTCTGTCCTTCCTCCAATGCACCCTTCTTAACGAGCCACAATGTAGCTTCCTTGTCGATTTCCTTGATGGTTGACTCAACATCAGAATACCACTCTTCTAACCAAGGAGCGTCAGGCAACTCATCCATGTTGGCAGGAACGATTGGTTCTTTCTTTATGACTTTTGCGACTGGCTTACTAACTTGTGCAACACTTGGCCGTGATGCGGCTTGACCATCATCATCTTCTGGTGCAATCCCACAAGCGGCCATAAGTGAGTATCTTCTTGCATACGTCAATGCAGACCCATATCCCATTGCGTCATTCTTGCTTGCTGGAACGTGCAGTTTTCCTGCCGAGAATGTCTCACCCGATTCGTGTATGAATAGAGTTTCGACTAACACTCCAGATTCACATTCGTGAGTCTGCTGAACCAATGCGATTCCATTGTCATTTAATCCACCCATGACAGCTTCAACGCAAGCCGAAAGATCGGCATACCTTGAGCGGAAATGTGGATTTGTTGATGTTTTTAATGCAGGCCCGAATGCTTTTTGAGCCTTTACTAGTGCTGATGCGATGTTTTTCATGTATTTATTTATTGGTTGTTGTTGTCGTCTCCCAAGATTGTATACTTGGGAAGGTTG